GTTATTATTCAGGAAAGATTACATCTTAAAGTTCGCTCACATATCAGCCATACTTTGTGGCTTTATGTAAGTTCCTTTAACCACTTGATCAAGTTCAACTGTTTGTAGATTACGAACAAGAACTTGCCCAATTCCTGATAATGTATATGAATCTGTTATTGTAGCAGACCCATAATACACTTCAGTTACTTGGTTTTCAAGTTTGAATCCATCCTTTAATATTTTACCAATTTCAATTAAAGATCGAATTTTGTTTCTATCTTTATTGAATATTGATTCAATATTTAAATCACATATTTCCTTAGAAATATTATGAAGATCATCAAGATCTTCTAATTTAATATTTCTAAATCTAGAAATAGTGTTATAGATGGAAAGGAACACAGTATTGTCCTGCAATTTATTATAATCCTCTTGAGTTTCTGGATTAAATTTATCTAGTAACTCCTTAGGAGTTTGTAAAATTGCAGAATTCATCTGTAAAATTCTTGATGTTAGTCCTTTTGAAAGGATCCTTTTAAGTTCTAAAAGGATTGTCCTTTCATCAGGTATCATATAATTTTCATTAGTTATATTCATACTAAATAAATTTCTCAATTTATCGTATGAATAATAACCGAAAACTATATCTAACATTAATGAGAAGTTCTTTAATGATGTTATTGTTTTCTTATTTAAGGAATAAAATCTATTCCCTAATTTAAGATTACAATAAATCTTCTTAACCAATTCTACTAAAGAATCGGCCCCAAAAGGAATGTAGTTGTTTTTAATTTTAAAATAATCATATAATATAGTAAATACTATATTTGGATTATTAAAATTACGTAACAACCCTCCTAATGGAAGTCCAGTTATCTCTCTTGACTTTTTAGGTTGAATTCATCTTTTAGCAAACTCATATGTATCATCTGATACATGAGTTTTCTGAAGAGACAATTCAACACCTAAACCCTTAATAACTTTGATATATGCTTCGGCAACGGCATCGTTTTTAATAACAATGTCATCACCTAAGATCATATATTGATCAAAGTTCTTAAGACCACACCGTTGTGCACAATAGTACACAACTAAGTGGTGAGTCAAGGTAAAGACACTTCAAGAAGAATACGTACCCATAGGTTGTCCAGTTGCATAACGCAATTGTAGACCTTCGGGTGTTGTAAATAATCTTGAATTCAGAATAGATTGTCAACTTTGAGCTAATTCCATATGGAATATTCTAGCTAAAAGTCTTTTCTGTAATTCTACAGGAAATCTATCTGTTGCTGAACTTAAGTC